GAAAAGTAATAGTATTACTACCATCAGGAGTTAAAGAAGCAATCTTTACTCCTGTCATTGTAGACGTACTATCAAATGTTTTATTTGTTAATGATTGAGTAGATATAAGAGATACTAAGGTATCATTTGCACCTGGATCAGGTAAACTATAAATCCTAGTTGTTCCTGTAGTAATTTGAGAAGCATCAAACCTCATTTGACGAGTAACATCCCCAAAATATTTAAGGGTGAATGTACTATCATTCAAACCAAGGCTAGTAATAGAAGCACCAAGGTTTAACAAACCACCTGAAGTAACCTGAATCGCATTACCTACGCCATCTATAAAATAAAGTTCATTATTTAATACATACAAACAACCACGGTCATTAACCCCAGTAGTAAAGGCTGAATTATTATACATTCTAATTGTACGTAGATTAGTAGCATTATTTGACGCAAATGTTAAGTCACTACTGATGTTTATACCACTAGGTGTTATCTTAGAACCTTTACCTGTAGTGTGATCATGTGCATCTAATAAGATTAATGAAGCATTTAATAAAGAAGCCCAAGTAGCTCCAATAGTTATTGATACATCAGGTAATACTAATGACATATTTGTTGTTGTGGTAGTCACGCAATTCTCCTTGTAAGGGAATTAGAAGAATAAAATATCAACGGTAGCATCCGCATTGGATCTCAAGCATATTCTAACAGTGGAGATTGTATTTGTCGAGGGTGAATCGTAAATTAAAACTGGTGTATTTGAACGAGTTACAAAATAACCAATTACTTTTCTATTTAGTTTATGATCTACTAAAAGATCAACCCCATTTGTAAATTTTAAATCTTTAACTAAAACAGGATTTTGTAATAAAGGGTGTGAAAATATAGAGTTAAAGACCCGTTGAACCGAGTCATTAAGATTTTGTACATCTTTATCTTTTGTGTGAGAAGGTACATATGGTATCATTAGTTACTAAACCCACTAAATGGATATAAAGCACCTGAGTTTATGGTTGCTTCATCTATAATACAAGAAGCTGAACCTTGATCTCTATCTTTAAGAGATACCTTTAACTGATCAAGTACTTCTAATCGTTTCTGATTAAGTATTGAGGGATCACTTTCTTCTTTTTCTAACATGGCACATGCAATATATAGACTCATATACTCATCGCCGCCAATAGGAACAGAAACTGTATCAGCTAAGATAGCTAATACAGCGGGTTCAGGGGTATACCACAATTGGATATTAGAAGATTGGTTAGGTAGTGGTATAAATTTAATTTTAGACCCTATTAGTACATATCTTAATACCATACCATAAGGAGCAGTTGACAAAGCCAAACCACTTCTAAATTTATTACGTTCTTTAAACATAAAAGGCATTAATGTTAAGTATCTACCACTATTATCTATTGCTAAATCAACACCATCTAGTTTATAGAAATCATCTGGCAACGAATATGAATCTACACCAGGTATTACGACCAATGTAGAGGTTGTACTAAAATAAAATTCCTTAGAAGCAACTATTTGAGCATATAAATCTCGATATGCTAGGTTTGTATATCTTATAAGTTCAGTTCCAGCTAAACCAGACTGATCAATAAAAGCAGACCTACGCATATCGGCAAGATCTATAGCATTATCAGTAATTACTTGTACTGTTGTATCCATAGATCTTATCCTTTATAAGCGTCTTTGTCCTTCATACCATGTTTTTCCATGAATTCTCCTAATTTTTCACCTTTAGGTTCTTCATGTTTTTTTAAGTGATGATCAATGAAACTACCCAAACTAGTCTTAAACCCTTCATGATCGCCTTTGGATATAGCGTCAATCATATGTTTATGATGTTCGGGGTCATGCTCTTTTTTTTCTTCACTTGGTGATTCTTTAGCTTCATGTTTCTCATGTTGTTTAGACTCGAGATGACGTTTAGCTATTTCTTTACCATCAACTTTCATGTCAGTCTCCGATTAAACAGAAGCATTCTTTAATTTAATACATAATATAATAACTGCACCATTATCAGGATCAGCAACAACGGGAGCAGTGTTACCAGCAGCAGTTGGAGAAACAACTTGAATAGTAATACTACCAGTAGCAGCATCATCAGACCATACTTGAATAGCACTTACTGTTGATACAGAACCTAGAACTACTGAAGAATTTAAATTTAGTAAGCGTACATATTTATCTAGTGAACCTTGAATAGAATCACCAAAACTAATTGTATAATTACCAGTAGAGTTACGAACTACACTTTTAATACCTTGATTTTTAGAAGCAACTAAGGTGCCTACAGCACCTGTGCCTCCAATTGGAATGTTAGCAAAAAGGGAAACAACACCTTTTTCTAAAGTTCCTTGGAATTGTTGAAACATTCTAGCAGCCATTTTTTATTTACCTTTAAAGTTTGGGAAACCACTTTACAACCTTGTAGAAGAAGGTTCCCCTAATCTCATTATTGAATTACCATTATGGTAGAGTAACTACTGCATTCCAACCAGGAGCGCGGCAGCTAAGGTTAGCATACGAGAAGCAACGAATTGATAGAGCATCACTAGATGCATCACGAATCATATTAAGTCCATCACCATCAAATAAACGAACAACTTCACCTAGAGATTTTAGTTTCCAAGTATCTATTTGTAGTAAAAATGCTGATCCAGCTGGACAGTTTTGGTCTGGTACAACTTTAATAACGCCATTTGCTCCATTGATAGAAATACCAGAGAAACCAACATTTACCTCAGCTTCACTAACGTTTATATCAACATATTGTACTTTAGAACCTAATGCTTTTACTAATTTACGATAGTCTTCATAAGACATAAATGCATGGTCAGTAGCTCCACCTTCACGTGCAACTAGACCAGCGCCATCAATAAGAGCTTCTTCGATAGAACTTGCAGAACCATCATATGTGATACCAGCAAGACGGGTTTTATCAGCAGTTCTGTCTACATTAAAGAATGTAGTTGAAGTAACAGCAGAACCAGGTAGCCATGCTTTTAAACCAGAGATTACAGCGTTACGGTCACCAGCAGCAGCATAAACATAGTCAGAAGCAGCAGGAGAAGTAACTAAAGTATTAAGTGCAGCAGCAGAACCAGAAGCAGTAGCAGCACAAAGGAATGAGCCAGCAGCACGGTCAACACTAACAATAAATGCACCACTAGTAGCACGTGCAGCACCGCCATCAGTACTCGAGAAAGCTACAGGCATACCAATTTCCAAATTAACAATATCCGAAGGAGTAGCTAATTGAACCATAGTAGAAGCACTACTAACAGTAGCAGAAGCGCTAAGACGAGCAACAGTACCAGTACCATTACGATACAATTGAGTAGCAACAGAACGAGTCAATGCCATAAGAGCATTATCAATTTCGAATTTAGCAGCTTTAAGGAAAGCGCCTTTATCAGATTCAGAAGCTAATAGAGTTTCATTAGCAATAGCTGCCATCGAATAGTTCTGAACACGAGTAACTAAGAAAGCTTTGATTACTGATGAAGTATTAATTGTATTTGCACCAGAAAAAGAAGCTGAACGATTTTGAGGAGTTCCAATGATTACTGGTTCTTTAGAACTATCACCATAGAATGATTCATCTTTAGGAATTAAAGCAAGTAGTGGGTTACGTTTGTAAATTAAACTCTTAATTGCTTCAGAAGGGTACAGTGTTTTTAATCCCGCTGCAAAGGATGTTTGATCTAGAGCCATTTAAGCATCACCTAAAATTATCGGCGTAAGTAGTAGTTCAATGACTTACTATCTAAGGCCTTGTAGTTAAAGAATTATCTCTAATCTTTCCCGTACATGTATTTAAGTGAGACTTAATAAATACAACATAACCTCATTAACCGTCGAGGCTTATTCACGTTAATAATAATTCCTAAAAAGATATTTGTCAAGATAGGTTGTTAGTTTATATTTCGACTTAATTATCTACTACAGGTTCATTATTAAACTAAAATTTAAACCTACAGGTTCATAATTAAACTTATTAGCTAGTATCAAGTGTTTTCTAAAAAACATCAAAAAATCGCTTATTCCTTTAATAAAATTTCATTTTGAAAAATCAACTTATTCAACTCTGCCTTATACCGATTTTGGGAATTCTCATATTCCTTTAATAAAAGTTTTTTTTAAGGTCGAAAAACATCGATTTAGTTAACACCCCAATGTCATCGTCAAGTCATTTGTTGTTCCAGCGCCTGAACAAAAGGGGTCATGTGTATTATAATGAAATTTTCGACCAAGTTATACCTATATATACACATACTGTCTTTATATATAAATTTAGAATCTAATATATATAATAAACTATTATAATACACATGGCACTTGTGAAGTCGTATCAACAACATGTGCCTTTTTAAAAACACCTCACAGTAAATAGAGGCCGTTTTGGAGGGTACTCTGATTTTTTATTAAAGAGTTAGACGATTTTTCAATTAAACATATTGGTATTAGCTAATAACTCTGGTGTGTAAAAAACATGAAAAAAGACTGCTTTATGATTAAAAACAGTCTTAAACTTGATCTGGATCAATTACTAGTCTACTTTCTTCTCAAAAGCTTCCTAAGACTTGATCTAGATCAATTATTAACCTATTTGCTCTTGGTAGCTTCCATAGCATGAATTGCCGCTTTCAGTCTGTCAGCATCTGTAGCTGGTTTCTCAGACCTCTTAATATCCATCGACTGAGCCATTTTATTTGTTATAGACTTCGATGATACCTCTTTAGGTTCCTCAACTTTAGGTTCCTCAACTTTAGGTTGAACCCATTTGCTTTTAGATGCTGTCTGATATAATCCTACAATATGATCAGTAACTGCCTTGCAGGCTTCATCAACGGATGGTACTTCACCAGTAGATTCATAAATCTCTTCCATGAAGTTTAAAACCTCTTTCTGCATACCTAAAGCTGGGATCAGGTCATAATCCTTTTCCTTGATTACTTTGTCAATCTCGGCATTTAAAGACACTTCAGCTCGATGCATTTGCTCTCTATTAGCAACTTCTTCAGAAGCCTTCTTTTGTTTCTTTTCAGATTGTAATTCTTCTTCTAATTGTTTCAATCTAGCACTTATAGGATCACTAGGTTGGTTACGAGCATTAAGAGCTTTATTTAATTCATCAACAGTAAGCCCTAACTTTTCTAGTACAGCTACTGGGTCAGATGAACGTAAAGCCTTAATAATTTTCATTTCTTCTGCTAATGAACGTTCAGACTCAAAAGCTTTCCTAGCTTCTTCTAACTGTTTACGTTGTTCACGAGTATGTGCTTCTTGTTTAGAGAGTCTATGAAACTGTTCAGTGAGTTTATCATCCTTAGGAGATTCCTCATTAACTTTAACTTCTTGTTTGATTTCTTCAGGTTTACTGTCCTGAAGTTGGTTGTCCTGGGACACCGCTACTTGTTCCACCATTATTTGCTCCTTGTGGTTGAACTGGTTGTTGGGCTACTGGCTGTATACGTTGTGACAGTAGATTTCTAACATCGTTAATAAACGATCTTAAAAGTTTAAGTTTTGAATCTGGTTCATGATGTAATTGACCAAAAGAATATTGCTGTAATGCGTGAGATAGAGCAAAATCAAGGTCATGATAAGGTTCAGGGTTAAAATAGGTTCCTTCTTCCAACATATCTGCAATACGTTCCTCGATTAATTGACGTGGAGCAGATTGCATAGTTAAATAAGAATCAAGATCAGGCATTTGAAATAGGTCAGGAACATGGGAAGCTGGAATAACCCCAAGTTTCATTAGTTTTTCTACAGCATCTATTTTATCTGGGATACTATCAGGTAATGCACTAATAGGAAATACTTTTAGAATATAACTATCATCAGTCTTTGGAATACGTTTAGTACTAATTTCAACCAACCCAATTTTCTTATCAAGAGCAGGTATCTTAATATTAGTTCCTTGTAACTCTTTAAGAATCAAATTAGCAAGCTCAACATGTGTACGTTCATAGTTCTTTTGTAGTAGTTGCCATCTTTCACTCTTAATATCATTCATAGTCTTAAGAGCTTCACCACTATCTAATCCAGCTTGTTTCTGTCCTTGTGTATCCATAGAAGTTAAGCCAACTCGAGCATAACCTTGAGCTATTAGAAATTCTAATTGAGTTGGTAGTTCTGGAGGCATAGAAGCACCATTATGAATAATAGGAGCTACACCGCTTTTTCCATCATATTCAATTATTACACCAAGTTTATTGGTTATGTGGTTCTTATTAACTTGTGAGTTAGTATCTACAAATACTCTAGGAATACTAATAAGTTTAAGTATTGCTTGCATTGTAATAAGTATACGGTCAATTTCTTTTTGAATGGGGTCAAGTTCATCAACTACAGATTGCCCCAACCAACCAATTACTGGTTCACTATAAGAACAACGTAAAATAGGAAAGTAATCCTTATCCCAGTCTTCATCAATTATAGTTTTAGTTTCAATAGCAATAACATGACGACCACCACCTACATAGGAATTCTTACACCAAGCTTCAATAACATTAATACAAGGTGTATAGTTACGAGTATTATACTGACGAACTTCTTGAATCTGACAACCTTCGATATCTTTAGCAAACTTTGGCCACTTAGCCAACGCTACATGTAGTGGTATAGCTTTACGATGAATCATCTTATATGGGTTGTTATAATATCCGTCGGCTGGATCTACTATAATCTCATCGACCATAACTCTATCGATTATTACATCCCCATCTTCAACAACAACTTTAAGATACCCTGCACGATTAATCATAGCATCACGATAAATTAAATTAATCATATGTGATAAATTCTTTTTATGAAATAATCCTTTAAGAATAAAGTTTAAGTCTCTTGCTAGGTTACGTCCTTTTGGATTACCTTTAAAAGTAACTGATTGTGGTATAGTATCAATAGATGCTAATTTAGCAGTAAGTGTATCTATTACACTAGCTGTTAGGTTGAAGTTTACTTTAGCTTGAGCAGGTGACATTCCTAATTGAGCATTAACATCAACATCACTCATATAACCAGCAGCATGTAATGATGATATACCTCTACCAGTATATTGACGTAAACCCTTTAAAGAGTTTTGAGCTACTGAGTTACTTATATTCTTATTATAGTCTTCTACTTGTGCTAGTAGAGCTACATGAGCCTCTTTAAATTTACTATCAATCCAATCTGGATAATGTTGGTCAATCTTGCCCATTAAGAACTCCTAATCTAAAATATTACTAATATCGGTGAAGAAATCATCATTCTTATCTTCCAGTCTTTTTATATCATAATCTATCTGAGATTGCAGCATCTCTTGTTCTATCATATGTTCGGTTTTAGTTATTTTTACAGGTATTTTTTCTATATAAGCCATTGCTTCACGATAAGCGTATAGTGTTGCGTCTAAATGGTCACATTTCATACCCTCTAACTCCCGGGTTCTATCTTCATTCCATACTACCTTTTTCATCTCTTTTTGTAAAGTTTCTGTTTTACCAGGGACTAATATTAAGTTATCATTAACTAAAGCATCATTAAAGATTTCAATATAGTGAGCCTTATTAGTCTTCTGAGCACTTTCAATAAATACTTTATACTTATCACTAAACTCAGCCATGATGATTTTAGATGAACCAGCAGGGTCACCTACTACCTTAATAGGTTTATATTTTTCTTTAATTCCTTTAAGCATATTACCTATTGTAGATACATTAGCATATTGAAGTCCAACAGTTTCAAGTACATACGCTGTAGGATTGTTTCTTCTCCAACCTATAACACTAATAGCTGTTTCATCATTAAACCCAAAGTCTACACCAACAACGCTTCTCCAGTCCTCTGTATTATACTGTTCACTAGGTAACCCTATAGTAAATGGACGTATCATCAATGCATCTTCATCAGTACACCACTCACCTAAGTACTCCCTGCGATATTTAGGATTAGTTTCATCCACCTTCTTGCGTTTAAGGAATTCTTTAGTTGCCTTATCATAGTTAACGGCTATATGCGGGTTATCAAAACCTGTCCATCTCTTAACAATCCAAGATTCTTCTTTAGTTGTAGCTGTTACATTATAAAACATACCTGAACAATGGTTTGCAGGTGTTCCTATAAGTATCAATTGACCTTGGTTATCAATCAATGCTGGAGATATGATTTCATCCACGAGATACTGTAAAATATGTTCAGTAAAGGATGCAGCCTCATCTATAATACAGAACACTAATTTAAATCCACGAAAAGTTTCTATTCTATTTATATGATTAGCTCCTGCTAGAATCAACTTACTACCATTAGAAAATGCTATTTCATCTTTTGTGACATTAGCGGTTATCTTATATTTCGCTAATAAGGGTCTAACTGTTGGCATAAATATACGTTCAACATTATCATCAGTAAGCGCTAGATATAATCCTAATGAGTTAGGTTTCATCATAAGCTCTTGAAAGGCTCTAATAGCACATACTGTTGTTTTACCAGCTCGACGTGAACAAATAGCTGCTATATACTTACTAGGAGATAATACAAACTCTAACTGTTTATCAAATAATTCTTGATAGAGTGGATAGATTTTATATATAGATTTTAGCAGCTCTTCACTCATAGATTATTGTATGTCTTTTACCTTAGATGTTTCTTTTACAATCCGTTTAGGAATAGATTCTTCTTCATGTTCAACCAACACTTCATAAACATGAGCAGAAGGTATTAGAACCTTATTATCAACAAGATAACCATCAACATCTTTAACATAAGATATAGCATGAACTAAACAATCAAACGAGGTTTTACTATTTAGATTATTTACAGCATGTGTTACATATATTCGTTTGATCTTCATCTACTTAACTCCATTATTTGTTCTAAAAATACGTTTCTAACTATGTATCCGCACTTTTTATGTAGTTTAAGGGCTTCTTTAGTTTGCCAGTTAATAGTAACTAACTGACTTGGGTCTATAATCAGAGGTAATAACATGTTCTGTTGTATACCAAGCTTTCTAAATGAATACTTAGTATAATTAAAGAATATGTGGTTACGTTTAGGGTCTCCTATTATATATCCTATGATTGTATCTGTATCATCTTTATTAGCCGCTATCCATGCACTATAATCTAGTTTAACCAATGCATATAATATAACTTGTTCTAAATGTTCATGAATATCTTTAGACAACCAACCTTTAAACATTGATTCATGATACTGAGACAAACAACCTATAAAACTACTTAATAAGAAGTTTATATCCCCTTCTTTAAATTCACGTATAGTAACTAAATCAATTAAATTTGTCATGTTACCACTTCACATCTTTAATATCTATTATCTTACAATTAAACATTTTTTCAGCCATCCGCTCAGCTTTTCTTCTATAATATCTATCTAATATAGGAATCTTTCTTAGAAGAGCCCGGATATTAATCTTTAATACCCACCATTTAATCTTCAATACTCCCCAATAATATTTCATAATTCTACTTCCTTTTTCTCAAGTTCATCTATTAAATGTTCCAGTAATTCATACTTAGCTACACACCTAGTATGATGAAACTTACAGTCAGGTTTATCCTTAAATACTGTTATATATTCCAACATATCTTTCTTATAATTTGAAAGATAAATGATAAGCTTCTGTTTACTGATAAATTCATCTATGTCTATTTTAAACATTACCACTGCCTTTCAATCTATCTGATAGTAGATTATATAGTTTAGTTTTAGCTTGATCTGCATCTTCTGAAGGTTGTTGTAATAACAATTGTCCTTCAAGTTTATTGTCACAACTAAGTTTGGTTATATCTGCTAGTTCTTTAAGTGCTTTGATTTCACTTACATCTAATGGAGCTCCTCTTGAGAGCTTTTCGATGTACTTTTCGGCCTGCATCTGAGCAGCAATAAGAATTGTATTTAATACTTGAGTATTAGTAACCCTACCTTTTAATGCAGCTTTCCTAAATACAATAGTAGTTTTACCATTTACCTCAGATATTTCAATATTTTTAGTTGGCTCTTGTAATTCATTCATTTTACTGGTTTAGTTACCTTATTCTTCTTAACTGCTTGATACTCTTTATATAAAAGGAATAATGAGATTGCAATTGCAGGTAATGATATCAATAGTTTAACTCGTGAAAACATGTATACACCCCTATTGTTTTTTAACAACACCTCTAATTTCATCAACCAACCCAAACTCTAGGGCATCTTCAGCTGTAAAGTCGAAGTCAAGATATTTGTGACTAGTCCAAAAATTAAATGGTTTGTTAGTGTTATTAGCTAATACTTGATTAACTAGTTTAGATATGAGTTTTGCTTGTCTAAGCTCTACGTCATGTTCTGCTATACTACTAGGATGGATTCCATATGAAATACTGTGCCACATAAACATACAATTGTTAGTAGCAATACGGAAGTCACAGGAGGCTAATATTGGTAGTCCCATAGATTTAACACCACCTGTAGCGGTTCCTATTACTTCGCAGGTACACATTCTAATAGCATCAATCAAAGCTAATCCATGTTCAGCATCACCACCACCAGTATTTATTATTAGATGTATAGGTTTATGATCTATAGATTCTAAATAGTTTAATAGTTTAATGGTTCTTAGACAAGATTTCTCAGATATTCCACCAGTTAGGTAGATTCTTCGTTGGTCTAAGTCATAGTTGTGTTGGGATAGATTCTTGAATTTAGTTTCTAGGTAGGAAATAATAGCAATATCATCTTGTTCGGTTGGTTCCTGTTCACTCATATCTTACTCCTGGTGACTGGTTCTACCTTAGTATACTGTATTACTATAGTTTATGTCAATTTCTTTGGTTCAACTGTCTAAACTTTATACACGTGTATTATAATGAAATTTTCGGTCGGTTCTATTCTATATATTACTATATCCTTATATATACTTTTTTTTAAATCTAATGTTAGTATATAATTTCATTATAATTGATATGGTGGGACTTGTTGATATTACTAGCAAATTAGGAGGTCAAAACACCCCAGTAATTGTGTGTTGCTGATGAGGGGACACACTACCTGTAGTGTTACGAAAGTATCCTTTAAAAAGCACAAATTGAACAAATCGTATTGTAATTCTATTATAATTGATGTATTATAGTAAAAGGTACTAACAATTATCTTTGAGGGAGGATATAAATGGGTAGTAAAAATAACGAATACACTGTGTTAAGTAAGAGCCGTGAGATTGAGAATAAAAAACTAAGTTATAAAGGTGCAGTAAATTGTATAAGTATTCTAACAGAGTACTCTTATAATACTGTAAGTTCTAATCTTAAGTCTATGGTTGATATAGTTAAAGCAGGTAATATCACATACTTCTATTTAAAAGATGAGATTAAACTTCCTACACATAATACTGAGTCTAACAAATATGAGTATTATCTAAAGGATGCAAATGGTGAGATAATAGTTTATAACTTAACAAGAGTACAAGCTATTGAGTTCCTTGCAGATTATCTTAAACTATCAGTGTCTTATCTTAGAAGAGCATACAAACAGTTTGTATTTGTTCAAAAATTTGGTAATTCGTACTGCTGGACTTTGAAAGGGGGTGTTTAATGGAAATGTTCTTAAAATTTAACAATGGTAAGTTTTACAATAAGAATAAGAAAGGGTCTAAAGCGCTATCCGATGAAGATATACTTCAAGAGGTTTTACTTCGTGATGAAGATTTGTCTATCAAAGCTGCTAGGCAAGAGGTAATAGAACTTAAAGAAGTTGCCCGTAAGATTTCTAATGATGGTGAAGAAGATACAGATAATCAAATAGAAGCTATTATATTGGCAGCACAGCCTCTTAAAAATTTCTTTATAGTAAGTGTCGTTGGGTCTAACACACTGGTCTATTATCGCTCTACAGAGCTTGTTAAAGGGGTAAATATAACTTCTATACATGGTGTTTGTACCTTAGGGGCATTTGACAACCCTAGATTTGCTTTAGAATACCTATGTAAATATGAAGCTGATTTGTTACAGGAATTATATACTAAATTATCACCTTTTTCAGGTAAGAAACGCCTAGCTAATGTATCGTTAGAGGATACAGTAACTACTATAATAAATACTACACACCCTCAATTAACCCTACCTAGGATTAAATTAGATAATGATCCTCAAACAGTAGGATTAGAAGGATTATGTGAATTTGCTTTGTCAACAATACCTTATAAGAAACAAGATGTAGTATTTACTGACTTAGCTAAGACAATGCAATCATTCTTATCTAGGGTAGAACATCATCAATATCTATGTGCCATTATTTGGTCACATCTAATAGGAAATATGTTACCCTACGTCAATTATATGAGAGGATTTGGAGGTGATGGTAAAACTGGGTTCATATTGTATTTAGGACAATTAACTAAGAGCTTTGCTTCTTTTGACGCCAATACTACTTTTAACTACTACAATATGTTTGGTAAAGCTATTATATCTATTGAAGAAAATACTACTACTCATCTTATGCAAAATAAAGTATTAAAATCTATCACCGGTGGTAACTTAGTACAGATTGAAGGTAAGAATAAAGATGCTTTTACTAGTCAAATTCGTGGGTTGTTATTTGTTGATAGTAACTATGACCTTGAATGTGCTAATACTGCAGATGAACGTAGACGTTTAAGATTCTTTCGTGTTAAACCTATTGTTGATTTAGATAATAACACTATGAGTTTGCAGATGTATTTAAATGACTTAAAAACAACTAATAATGAATTTTTAAATTATTGTCGTCAATGCTTTGACATCCTTGAAGTAAAAAATAGCGGTGGTCTTATACAAAAAACCCCTAATCATGATTCTGTATTCGAAAGTATGAGAGATCTAGTACAAGATAGTGTATTTGCTGACTTTTATAAGAAATATGTTGAACCTAAATACGAAATATGTAAAGATAGTGAATGTGATATGACCGATATCTTAATTAACCTAACTAAGCAATTTTCCAAGGATAAGTTTGCTAAAAATAACTTTAAACAATGGTTAAGAAGTGAACATAATGTATTATGCGACGGTAGATTATTCTTAGGAATGAAAGAAAAAAAACAACAATCAATTGATGAGGTTATGCCTCAATGCTAAAGTTTAAATTATTTTTGACGATAAGTAATATATAAGAAAGAAAAAGCTTGACAACAAGTTTCTTATGTGTTATATTATATAAAGAGGAAGAAATATCCTCTGGCAGATGAACCGGGGAAGAACAAACTTAACCAGGGATGCCGCACCGGATGGAGGCCAATGCCTACCGTGACCCGGACAGTGAGAATATCACTGACGTGCGAGTAATAATCAATATAGCCTACCAATATATATATATATCTGCTTTTAAATCCCACCTTAAAACAGACACTACTAATTACTTGCACATCAGTGTTAGCCTCATATTCAACTAATTAGGGGGAACAATATGGAAACACTATATAATGAAACTGTTAAACTACTGGTAAATGAGTTCGGTAGTCTATCTTCTATTGAAGACCTTGCAGTTGATATTGTTGATATGGGATTTGACCCGTTTACAGACAATCTAATAGATTTCTTAGAAACTATCTATGGATTTGAACACTAAGGAGATTAGTCATGAAAAAGAAAGAATCTGAAGACTTTGATGCAGCACTTGAATCATCAAATGATACAGGATTTGAACTAAACCATGATAAAGTTCTAGTTAAGACTATTATGTCAGAAAATCCTAAGATTTATGAACTTAATGATCTTGGACTTGCTTTAAGAGTAGAATTAAGTAATAAAGCATTTCTAGAACTTTTGAAGAAAAACCTATTTTCTCTAGTAAAGGGTGGATCATGACAACATATATTTTAACTCGTGCTTATTATTATGAAAAATGCTTCGGAGTATCTAAAACCTACTACATAAGAACAAGTACTAAAATAGAACCTGGGGATGTAATTGTTGATGTTGAACGAGATCTTGCAGGTTATAAAATTATTCCATTGGAATCTGAACAAGATGCCTTCTACAGTGTAGATTGGGATCATGGATATGAGGGGTAACAATATGTACCTAAAAGTAATGCTTAGAGATTATCGTAAATGTACTAAGAGTTGGTTAAACTTTCTTGGTAATCCTATTCTAACGGAACAAGTAAAAAAACGTGGTTGTTTAGTATATGGCAACACTTATAAACAAATGATGAGGTGGTTAAATGGAAAACCTTGGTAGAGCTAAGGAATTAGCTAAAAGAGCTATAGAGCTCTGTAACGATTGTAATTATTCTTTAAATACAGTTATCTGGGCTATGTTTAAAGATTTAGATAGAGATTTACAGAAACAAATTTCTTTTGAACTACAAAAATTAATGGAGAAACCTAGTGAAATTAAATGATATGACTGAGGCTGAGAAAGATAAAGCGATGATAACTATAAATGAAGTTACTAATCTACTTAGAGAAGATAAAACATTTATAGAGTTAACTATAGCTTACAGTACGGCTAAGAATAAGAAAAGTAAGAATTTTATCGGGGCAACTCTTTTTGAATATATGGACAAAAAATATATAGATTCACTAAAGAGACAATTAAAAGGGGAAGTGTAATGGTTTGGGTTATACTAATTGGGGTTGTTTTATATATGATTTTTAAAGGTGGTAAACACAGCGTTACAGTAGATAGAGAATACCTACAGAACCAAGTAATTGAGGCAGAGAATCAGCTTCTAAATGTTAAACGTGAGTTGTTTAAACTAGAACAAGAACGTTTTCAAATGGTACAGGAGCAAATAAAAAAGGATTTGTCATGAGCTTTACAATGTCTATAGGTGATTTTATATGGTCACTTTTCAATGAAAGAGAGAATGTAATATCCCTTAGTACATATGCATTAGAACGTATTAAAAAATACGGTAATGTACCAGTAAAAGATGGGGTTATAACAGACTGGGTTAACCATAAAAAATGGTTGAGAGAATGTAGTAATCGTAATCTAAGGGAAGAACATAACAAACGGGTTAGTATGTTATATAAGATACAACCTAAACCTACAACACCTGGTGTATAGGATACTAATATGATTATAAAAACTAGTGTCCTATATAGGACTAGGGGTGAAGAAGTAGAGGGAAAGATTCAAAATAGAAAATTAGTCTTACTTTATAAGGACGAACCAGAAGGTAATTATAAAAACAAGTATACTTTTAAATGTAAACTTACAGATTTTACTTATTCAAAAACAGGTAGATTTATAAATGATGAAGTAGAATCAAGCAAAGATATAACCGAAAGGGTTAAAATAGAACATGGCCAAGAATTCACATTAAAACATTATAATAGAACAGATTGTAAATACGTAGGAGTGGATATTGACAACACCATATATAGTGTGTTGGATATTGATTTATCAAACAGGAGATAATTATGGCTAAGAGTGCAGTACTAGTATTAGATATAACCGATAATTTTCCAAAACTGGTTCCATTAACAACAGATAGCGGTAAACTACTGTTAACATCTTCAGAAGATATAGCTAAAAAATATGTAAGAATTTTTAATGAAGCAAACCCTAAAAAAATATTTATTTTTTATGGTTTAATAGATGATCCTACCAGTTATTTCTTAGCGCTTAAAAAAGAAGTACGGGTGAAGAAATGAGACAAACGCATAAAATAAAATGTAAAATATGTAATAAGGAGAAGGTTGTACCTCTAAAGTATTGGTATTCGTGTGTACAATGTAAGATAAATATGAGTTTTGATTTAATAACTGAATGGACAACATGGGAAGGTTCATTCTCTCAAGAACATATACGTTCTCAAAAGAAACGTCATAGAACGGAGTAGTAACATGACTGACCAAAAGAAGTATTATCAACAAAATAAGGAAAGAATCAAAGCTAAGAAAAACCTAAGATATAAAGAACAAAAAGAAAAACTAAATCTATTTTCTAACACCTATGCTGGAGCTTACCCAGAAGTAGACGATCTTACGGGTATTCCTGATTTTTATTTGGAAGATAAGGAAGATAAACCTCGTAAAAATGTTATATGGAAATCTTGGAGTAATCTACCTTAAGGAATTTATATGGCAATTAATACAAGTTATGAAGATTTACTTAAAGACTTATATAAACAACTAGGTTCAGAGAATGTGTATCACGCTGATTTTAAAGCAGATACATTAAAGTTTAATATACCTACAGCCTTTCTTAAACAGCAAGGATTATCTACAAGAAGTTCTAAATCTTCAGGTAGAAGATTAATAATTAGAGATGGTAAAATTGAGGATGAAAAAGATCCTGAAGAATCTCTTAAACCCGGAGAAATAGAACGATTTAGTAAAGCTAATACTAACGTTAAAACTAAACCATCTTCAACCATACAATCATCTACTTACTGGGTAGATAAACAATACCTAGTAGTTAGTTTTAAGTCTGGTTCTACATATAGTTATTCAGGGGTTCCAGTTGATACAGTAATGGAATGGGAAGAAGCATCTTCAGCAGGCAGTTATTTTTACTATAATATACGAATGAGTTATTCCTATCAGAAGCTAGGATAATTGGAGGTTAGTATGGGACAAGCAACACCAGAGATGATAGCATTACAAACAAAACGATTTTTGAATTTTGTTCATAATAACAATCTAAACGGTACAATCCCATATATTTTACGTTCAATTTATGAGTCAAATGCCGGTGTGTGGCCTTTTAGTGTTAGGGTAATACCGTTTGAAAACCTAAATTTTACAGTGAGTTAACAATGGTAACAACTAAAGAACTTCTTTTAACTGAAACTAACTATACAGATACTAAACGTGCTAAACTAGTTGGCAATATGAGGATGTTACATGCTGCTATGGGTATTTCATTAGAAGCTGCAGAGTTTCTCGAAATCATACATAAAAACATATTTTATGATAAACCAGGGTGGAAATCCGAATTAGAAAATGAATTAGCTGATGTAATATGGTTTGTTCATTTAGCCTGTGATGAGTTAGGAACAGATATCAATGAACTTGAAGAAAAAGTATTTAAGAAACTGCAAGATAGACATAAGGGAGGTAATAAATGAACAATGAAAAAGAAATAGAAAGACTAACTAATATTAAAACTGCATTACAAACAATACCACCTGAACGACTAAATCCATCAATTCTAAGAGAAGTATTAGATTCACATACTATGTGTTTATACCACGTAATTAATGATTTAAAGAAAAAGCAAAATAAGGATGATTTTGTTGAATTTATCATCCCAGATGAGGATAATGAATTGAAAACACCTAGCCCAGAAGTGAGAGGAGAAATGAAATCTGATATACTCGGTATCACCGGTAAAGGAGATATGTCTGACAAACCTCACATGAGAGCATTGAACCCTAAATTTCTATTAGAAATAGGTCAGGTGTTCCGTTTTGGGCAGAAGAAACACGGTGTGGATAATTTTAGGCTGATGACTTCTGAAGCCGCTGGTGAGCTTATAGACGCTTCTATGAGGCATTTCTTAGCTTATATAGGTGGTGAGGAATCCGCATCTGATAGTGGATTGAGTCATCTAGCACACCTGGCAGCAAATATTAATATGTTATATCGTATTCAATCCAGAAGTTCATACGAAGAGGTTATTAAAGTAATCTCAGGAGGAGATTTATGAAATTTATAATTTTAGAGTTAACTGATGATAATAGAGCATTTATTGATATGATTTTGCAAGAAAACCCAAATCTTAGCAGGGATCAACTATTTAATGAGATGATTGAAGATTTGCGACTTGATCTTGAATATATAGACGATAAAGAAGAATCTTCTAATTAGTAGGTAGGACTATGAAATTTAAAATATGGATATCTAAAGAAGAAAAAACCAGGACATTTTATATGGAGGCTTTAGACCTTTCAGATTTTGATAAAAAACTAAATAAGATGCTTGCAACAACATTCAAAGGATGGTCTTTTGATTCGTGTTGGGGTGGAGGTGAACAATGAAAAATAATCAAAAAGTAATAGTGCGCATGTGCGCTCTTTTAAGTTTTGGACTGTTTTCTAGTTGTATTCAATACGAGTCTGACACCCTTCGACCGTATACAAAGGAAACAGCAATAAACAAAGCAGCTTTACAAAAATGTGAAAGATATAAACTAAATATATTGCCTAATGGAGATGTTTCTTTTTCTTTATATGGTAATTCTTATGTAGGACAACTGTCCGAAGTATGTAATGACACAAAGCTACTTAAACTGATTAAAGATGATCAGTAACGAGGAAGTAATGAATCTTATAACAGCTTGCCTACTTTGCGTATTATTTCTTATATTATCTGAAACACTAAAACTTTTTACTAAAAGGGATTTAACTGATTTATTTATAGATATAATCTACGTTATACTGGTTGTTTTACTTGCAATAGCAGTGTATTTTGGAGAAGTTAGACAATGACAATTTATAAAGAAGCAAAACATAATATACGAGAATTAGAGGATATTTTAAACTTTATTCTGGAACAACTGGAAGATGAAGCTCTTATAGAAGAAGGTAATAAAGCAAAAGACTCTTTAGGAATAGTATATATGTATGTACAGAAGTTACGTGGAGAGGGAAAACTATGACAGAAACTTTAGCTCTTGATACTGAGTTTTTTAACTCAAATGAAAAGAATCAGTTCAATGTAGCCGGAGTTATTTGTACATCTACAACTGAGACTTTAAAATTTGATTTAGTTAATCATAAACATAAATTTATAGAAATAATAGAAGGTTATAAAAATAAAAAAATTATTTTAGCATATGCTGCATCAGCTGAAGCTAGATCCATGTTAAGTTTGGGCTTAAATCCTCTCGAGTATGAATGGGTAGATTTATATGTAGAATTTAGAATGCTATGTAACAGTAACCATAAGTATCAATATGGTAAATATTTAGATAAAGAAGGTCTTTCTAGATATTCTACTCCTCCACCATATCCAGCTTTAGATGATGAGGACGATACGGAAGATCATTCAGAAACTCCATATAATTTAGTAAATGCTGTATATAAAATGCTTGATGTAAAATTAGACTCTATATACAAGGACGAAATGAGAAATTTAATTTTATCTAAAGATCTTGAAAAGATTCAAGAGCATATGGATGAAATACTAGAATATTGTGCTAGTGATACTAGATATCTTCGAGCTTTAGATGTTGCAATTACTAATGCTTTACTTAAGGAATCTATTTGTGATGTTCGTAAAGATCAATTAGAACGTGGTAGATACAGTGTAGCAACAGCTTTATGTGAGCAAATAGGAATGCCAGTTAACGTAGAACTACTTAATAAAATAATAGAAAAGACTCCAGCAATCTTAGATTCACATAAAGAAACAGTTAATAAGTTTTTCCCTTTCTTTGTACCTGAAACCTGTAAACCACCAAAAACATATAAGAATGGTAATGTATTCCACTATAAACCAGAACCAGCTCATAAAGATATGAATGCATATCAAGTATATGTAAGTTCTTTAAACATACAAAATTTCCCTAAAACTAAAACTGGAAAATACAAATCTGATTCTAAAACTCTAGAAGAGTTTGGTTATTCTACATATGGAGAAGGTTTAGAAGAACTTTGGAAGTTCAATAAAACAGATTCATCACTTAAATGGTTTAGGGGGGATAATGGAAACGGCTTTTTTACTAGGTTTGGTTCTGATAACAATATACGGCCTTACTTTGGTATTTTTGGTACACAAACTGGACGAAATGCAGCGAAAGCTAAGACGTTCCCACTCGCTATGTCATCCTGGCTTCGTGCAATCATTAACCCGGAAGAAGGAGAAATCATTGTTGGTTCGGACTTCTCACAACAAGAGGTCTATGTAGCTGCCATATTGTCTGGAGATCAAAATCTATTAGACGCTTATAATTCTGGAGATGTTTATTTAGCCTTTGCTAAGATGGCTGGAATGGTTCCAGAATCTGCAACTAAAAGCTCTCATAAATTTGAAAGAAACCTATGTAAATCTACAGTGTTAGGGCTCCAGTTTGGTATGGGAAGTGTTAAACTACAGACTAAATTAAAATTCGATACCAAAACTGATGTAACAATTGAACGAACACTAGAATTGATACAAGCCCATAAAAATACATTCTCAACTTATTGGCAATGGGTTTATGACTTATCTGAAAGATATAAAGACGGTGTTCCGTTAATTACTAATGATGGTTGGGTATTATTTCCCGATAATCCTGTTATGACAAGTGTTCGAAATTTCCCAGTACAAGGTAATGCTGCTTCAATTACAAGAAGAGCAATAACTTTACTAGTTGAAAAAAATCTTAAGGTTATGTGTGGTCTTCATGATGCTGTATATGTAAGAGGTGCCGCTAGAAATGAACGTATGTTAATACATTGGGTTGAGGAAGCAATGTTACAAGCTACTAGAGAGATACTACAAATACCAGTAACTACTATGAGAATTGATACTAAAGTTATTCATCATAATGAAATATGGATGGAGGAAAAAGGAGAAACAGATTTAAGAAAACTAGCACCTTTATTAGGATTGGAGATTAAGTGACACTTAATATAATTAAACCAGGATTAGCGGCTGCTTTAGAGGCTCGTAGTGAGTTTCTAAAAGAACATCCCGAATATGAAGAAATGCAATCTAAGATTGAACTTGCGCTAGCAAAAGCAGGAAATCAGAACAATAGACTTAATGTAATACATAAACTAATGATGGAATCAGTGACAGAGTTAAGTGAAAAAATAGGTAATTTACATAGTTTAT